AACCGTGCTCTCAACCGGCAGTTACACCATTAACGCCAGCGCGGCCTCGACCACCACCGTCGCCAGTAGCGGCGTCCTTCCCGTCTTCAGCCTGACCGTGAACTCGGCCATCGTCAGCGTGCTGTCGCCCTATAGCAATTATCTCTCGATTACCGGTCTGTATTATCCGTTCAAGGCCAATACTGTCATCAGTTCGCTCCAGAACATCCAAGGCAATTACCAAATTGCCTCGGTGGTCTCGACCGCCGGTTCCAGCTATACCTATACCATCGGGTTGACCCAGCAAGCCAGCGCCACTCGTTCGGTAACCATGAGCAGTGGCCAGCCGCAACTGGTCTATTACATCACCGGTGGCCCCACACCTCCCGGTTCAGGGTTTGGTGCGGGTGGATTTGGTGGTGGTGGGTTTGGTACCGGCACCACCTTTGCCCCAGTTACGGGCACGCCGATTACCGCCACCGATTGGTCGCTGGATAACTGGGGTGACCTGCTGATCGGCTGTCCCAAGGATGGTCCAGTCTATATCTGGGGCGAATCACTCGGCTTCACCACCGCGCAGGTGGTGACCCAAGCGCCCTTCACCAATGGTGGTCTATTCGTCTCTCAACCCCAGCAGATATTAGTGGTGTGGAAGTCCGTGCAGTCCACGGGGGCGCAGAACAATCTGGTGGTGCGCTGGTCAAATGCCTTGGATTACACCAACTGGACTGTCAGCAACCAGACCACCGCTGGTTCGTTTACGATCTCGACTGGTTCCATCATCGTCGGTGGAATGCAGGGACCGACCTATGCGATGATCTCGACCGATATCGATGTCTGGATCATGCAGTATATCGGTGGCGTCGATATCTTTAACTTCACCCGTGTCGGTACTGGCTGTGGCTGGATTGGTCCCCATGCGGCGGGTATTCTCGGCGGCAACTTCTATTGGTGCGGGGTCAATAGTTTCTTTACCATGGGGGCCAATGGCGTGGTGCCGCTGCCCTGTAGCGTCTGGGATATCATCTTCCAGAACCTCAGTGCCGCCAATCAGGCCAAGATCAAGTGTGCGGTTAACTCAGCTTTCAATGAGATCACATGGTTCTATCCTTCCGCTACCTCGGCCGGTGAGAATGATTCCTATGTCAAACTGACCTTTGATAGTGGAACCGGCCATCCCGAATGGGACTATGGGACGCTGACCCGGACTGCATGGACCGATATTTCGGTGCTTGGGTTCCCGATCGGCCCCGATGCCTCGGGCACCTTCTATCAGCATGAAATTGGGGTGACGCAGATCGGAGCCTCCTCGCCCTCATTTGTGACCGGGTGGTGGTCTATTACCGAAGGTAACGATTTAGCTTTTGTGGATAACATCATCCCGGATTTTGTCTGGGGTTTAAGGTCCGGACTGCAAGACGCGCAGATGAATTTGACCTTCTTTTCGGCCGATTATCCCGGCGATACCCCCAAGTCCTATGGCCCCTATACCGTCACCCAAACCACTGAGTTCATTAATGTTCGCATCCGTGGTAGGCTGATGTCGGTTCAGGTGACAAGCGCCAATAACGAGTTCTTCCGCTTGGGTAGAATCCGCTACCGCTTTGCACCTGCTGGAAGGCGATAATGGCAGGTTCCATCACCGATATTTTTTCGGCCATGCAGAATGGGGTGGTGGCGCTTGGCAATTTCAAGAAACAACTGGCTGGTTCATTCAACAATATTTCTACTCAACTGGCGACCAAGGCCCCCTCATCCGCCGTGCTGGCGTCATCCACGGCATTTGTCGCAAGCATTGCGGGTAACAGCGGGGCATTTACCCTAAACGGTGCCAGCGGCATTACCAATACTGTTAATGATATCCTGCTATCTCAGGGCTCAACTTCACAGTTTGGCGCAGTTAAAGCTGACGGCACCACGGTCACTGTGGCGGCTGGCGTTCTTTCGGCCCCGAGTTCACAAGCGAATCTGTCTCCGATTACCAAGTCTACCAGCGCTGATGTTCTGCTGAACAATACAGCTACTTTTTTTGATGGCCCAAGTGTCGCACAGGGATCGTCAGGAACATGGTTTGCTTCTGGATCAATCTTTGTGACCGATACCGCTGGTGCGGCGAATATCACCGTCAAATTATGGGATGGCACCACCGTGATTGCCTCGGGCAATGTATTCCTATCCATCGCCAATGTTCAGACCACCATCGCGCTCTCTGGTTTTCTGACATCTCCGGCTAGTAACCTGAAAATCAGCGCCAAGGATAGCACCTCAACCAGTGGAAAGATATTATTTAATACCACCGGTGCCAGCAATGACAGCACCATTACCGCGATCCGGGTAGCTTAGCATGGCCGAGAACAGTACATCCGAACAAGAGCAATCTGGCGGCAGTGGCCTGATCGCCCTTCTGACCGCCATTCAACAGGGTGTAACCACGGTCAATGCCACCACACAGGCTATCAAATTGATCTTCCCAAGCTCATCCTAAGACAGGAATAGACCATGGTTTCCGCCTTTACCCCCAACATCCAACTGGAAGAGCAGTCCCGAGGCGATCAGGTCGGCACATGGGATACTCCTGTCAACAACAACATGACCTTGGTCGATAAGGTAGTGGGGGCCATCACCACCATCGGATTGAACAACAGCAACGTGGTGCTGTCGTCGCCGCAGTACCAGAGCAAGACCATTATCTTCAATTCGACCCTGACCGGCAGCGTCAGCATTACCTTTCCATCAACGTTCACCAAATCTTATGAAATCCAGAACCTCTGTACCGGTAGCAGCGCTTTTACCATTACCCTGCAAACCACAGTGGCAGGCGGTCAAGCGATTGGAGTTAAACCGGGTGAATTCTTCGATGTCGTCAGCGATGGAACCAATCTTAAATTCAAAAATATGGGCCATATCGGAACCTATTGGGACTATGCTGGATCGTCGGTTCCGAATTGGGTATCGCTCTGTACAGTTCCGCCCTACCTGAATTGTGATGGGACGACGTTTAATTCGTCGGTCTATCCAGTCCTTTTCACTGTTCTTGGTAGCACTATCCTGCCAGACCGGCGTGGCACGACCGGCTATACCCTCAATCAGGGCACGGGCCGCTTGACGACAGCGCTGGGTGGCCTTGATGGCAATACCGTGCGATCCATCAAAACAACACAGGTAACCATCGGCACCTCAAATCTTCCTGCCTATACACCCACAGGGTCGGTCGCCTCCACTGTCACCAATAATTCCAACGGCTGGGCACTCACAGACGGGACCGTGAACGTTACCGGCGGGGGTGCCAGCAGTCTAAGAGTAAATGCGCAGGGGACTCCGACCATCTCTTCATCTTTCACAGGCACAGCACAGGGCGGTGCGAGCAATGTATTGCCAGTTGGTAGTGCTACCATCACCGGCATTATAATGATCCGAGCTGCCTGATGCCATCCCATAGTGTCAAGCATTTACAAGACTGCCGTGGCAGGTTTGCCCCGCAGCCTTCATACTATAAGGATGTTTCTAAATATTGTGGCAATTGTGGGAAACCTCTCACGTTGAGGAATAATCGCGACATAGTTAGAAGGAACTATTGTTCCCTCAATTGTCGGAGTAGGGGAGCCGCCAATACCGAGGCCTTTAAATCCAATGCAATAAAACAATGCCGCCAGTGCGGGGCAGATTTTACTGCGAAAACATTCAGCCAGAAATATTGTTCCTTGAATTGTTGCGGCATCAGCGCCATGGGAGCCTTTCGAAAAAGGCGAGCAGCCAGTCTGGAGGGGTTTCTTAAGGCTCTTATCAGAAGCAAGAACAAAAGGAATGGCCTGACGACAGATTCGTTGCTTCATTTAACCACGGCCCAATTGATCGATTGGTGCCGTAAAATTGTTGAGCATAATCAGGAGGATAGATAAATTGCCATCATCCTCTGTTAAGCAGGCCAAGACCATGAGCGCGATTGCCCACGGGTGGAAACCTACGGGATCGGTGGCCAAAATTCCTGTCAAAGTCGCCAAGGAATTCCACGCAGCCGATGCCGGTCATAAGTATGGCAAGAAGCATTATACAGGCGGAGCC